AAAAAATAATAAAATAAGATAAAGCATCATTTTATATCATATGATGCTATCATTATTATAGTATATAATTATAATCATTTTTTTACAAAAAGATAGAGAGAGGAATAATTCCTCTCTCTGTTTGGTTTTGATTACATTCTTTCAACAATTCTAGATGGTAGTTTTTCTAAGATATATTTTCTCATCTCTTTATTAGCTCGACTCATATACTCTACTCTTTTAGCAGCTTTACTATGTCTCCATTGCCTATAACAGCATAGCATATTCATAAGCTTTCTATCAGACCATCTTTCACAAAGAGGTTCTCTATTACCTTTAGGAACAGAATATAAGAATACCATAAGTTTGTTATTCTTACTAAGTTCATCACAATATAGCATTGCATCATATAACGAATGAAGAATCTTTATATCGTAATAGTAATGAATATCCTCATCTACTACTATGATATGATAATCATAATCATATTTTTTCTTTTTACCACCAAATAGTATTTTCTTTAATTTAGAGAAGAAGGTTTCTTTACAATCATCAGGAATTATTCCTACCTCTATTAGTTCCAATACTTCCAATTCAGTTAATAATCTATCTGGATTTATACTGAATAATTTATCTCTCTTTTGACATGGATACATTTAATATCTCCTTACCAGATCATATTTACATTATCAAAATATTCCCAGATATCATATAGGACTTTTGTAGTCTCTTTATAATAATCAGGATTCTTATCTTCTAACTCTTCTAGAGATATAAACTTATCCATATACTTAATATTGAAATCCTTTTCTCCTACAGGAATATTGAATAGAAACTCTTTATCAGATAGGATATCGTATATCTCTACAGTCAATCCAAATTCAGTATCTCTTGTTTTATGAATATCATAATCATATTCTAGATCATTAACTATTGAATTCCCTTCTGGAAGTTCTTCAAATATTACAGGTATTAGTTTCAAATAATTCTCCATTTTGTTTCTCCTTTCAGGATAAAAATATATTTATTCTTTTATTATAGGGTCGATTTCCCAATTGCCCTAGGGTTAGCAAAATTGCTTATACCCCCGTACCCCACTATAAATACTCGAAGTCTAAATCCTACTGTAAGGATACGGTTTCAAGTAGACTATTAAGTCTTAACCATTAGAATCAAAATCTAACGATTTTGAATGCTAAAGGTAGAGTACTAAGTAAATACTCGTTTTTATTTATAATATATTATTATTTTTCATATTAGATTGGCATTTTTGAAAGAAATGAAAATCCTAATTTAACCATATAAGGGTAAATTAAGAGAATTGGAAATTCATGAAATTTTCATTTTTCAAAATTTTACACTTTTTTCAATTTTTAAATTTCTCTATTTCTATGATGATATAGAAATATGAGCATACCCACAACAGGTATGCTCATAATGTAGGAGATTTAAATTATTATGAAAAACATACATCTTTAAGAAATTGTTATTGAAAGCTTGGAGATGTATTTTTCTGTTCTGGAATACATGAAAACAAAAAATAAACCACTGCTGGAGTAGAGAGTGTATTGAGTGCAGTGGTTTATTTTTATTTGTTGTTTGTATTTTATCAATGGAGGCTCTAAACGATTTTAATAGAGCCACATAAACAAAGTTTGACTATTTAAACAAAGTGTTTGTGATGTTTATATTATTAACATCAAGGAGTATAATATGAATAAACCAATTCTGGGAGGAATTGTTTTAATCACCATTTTGTATTTAAATTATTTTTGGAATTTATTGTATTTGCTAAAGTTAGCGACTATACAAGAGTGTATTAAGTGGACTTAGATACTCAGTAGCCGTTCTTCACGGTCTCTTTGTGTGTTGGGTATAGATTTATTTTCCCGATTAGACTTTTAAAGATTTAATATTTAAATCTTTTGTCATTTAAAATGCCACTCCATTATTATCAGTGCCTGTGGCCAGGGCTAAATAGTTAAAAGTTTAGGATGGGGCTTTTAAAAGTTTTTAAAGTTTACAGTTTATTGTTCATGGAGATATTCTCACTATCTCCTAGCTACATTGCATCAGTTGCCCCGAAACTGATAAGTGTCGCTTCATCTTATCTTTTTAATATATATCTTAACAGGATATACATTGGAGGAATCATTATTTTCCAATATTATTATATGATGAAGACCTGTGGTTCTAATATTTTTAGAGAGCCAAGAACCGGTGGTCCTCAGTCAACGTGCTCTCCTAAATCCTTTATACTTTTAACGCCTCTCTAGCAAATAGGCAAATCCATTTATTAAATAGTATTATTAATATTCGAACTCAATTACTGTAGAAGCATTAGCTACAGATAAGATTGTATCAATAGTACTAATATAATCAGCAAGTTGAGTAGCATATTCTGTCAAAGCATTTGTACCAACCAAACCAATAGGATCGGATACGATTACTTCGTTTGCTTTACGAGCTTTTTCACGAGCTTTATCTACATCATCTGCAGAATAAGCACGTTTAGAATCTGCTGGGAATTTGCGATCTAATTCTTGTTCAATAGCAATCATAGATTGTTCATCAAACTTTTGTTTCTTTTGAACATCAAGATTGTATTTGTAAATGATAGCATTTGCAAGTTTTAATAAGTCTACATAATACTTCTTACGAAGAATTGCATTTGCAATTGTAACCTTTTCAGTACTTGCAACTTTTTTAGCTAAGATTTGTTTAATATCTAGAAGTTCTGGAACTTCCACATATGTTTCACTATTAGCTTTAATACGAGCAGTATTAACAGCTATCAATCTAGATTGCAATGCACAGATTTTATCAAAATCTGCTTTGATTAAATCTTCTTTTTGCTCTACAGTTTGAGCTCCAATAAATTTATTGAAGTCAAAGTAGTAATTAATGATACTAAAGTTATTATCATTAATGATGACCTCTAATTTCTTTGTAATTTTTTTACTTTCTGCAATCAATGCAGCAATTGTCATGCTTTCTTTTGTCATTGTTTCAATCTCCTTTAGATTAAAGTATAAAATGTTTAAAGTATTATATTGTAAATGCTGGTTTAATTATTTAATACCAGCTTTTTGACGATCTACATGGAATCCAGCAAAGTGAATAACTGTGTTGTCTTTATCATCAAAACCTAAGAATGTTGAATCAATATATACGAAGTCGCCACGACGAAGGTTCTTCATAACAGAGTTAACGTCTTTATTAGCAGCTTCAATAGCGATAAAACGTTCAGACATACGAACTTGTTTATCATCTGCTAAACTATATTGCATAAATGGTACAATACTAACAACTGCTGTATCACCATCGATATTTACTGCTGATACATAACCATTGATTCTTAGACCTTTATTTTTATTAAGATAATTTGTTAGCTTTTCATTCTTTTTAGGTGGTTGAATGCCATCTGTCATCTCAGAAATAATTTCATATGCGGTAACGTCCACATAAGATTTAGGTTCGGATGGGCCACCACAAGCAGCAAATGCTAATACGATAATTAATAAAGATACTAAAGACATTGCGTATTTGCCAAATTTAATAAGTTTTTCCATGATTCTAATCTCCTTGTAATTTTAAAGTTTTAAATGTTTAAATAAAGTTTAAAGATAATCAATTTCTCCAATTGATTTGTCGAACTAATAATGATATTAGCTCAGAATACCAATCGCTTTCATTAGCAATTGATTTTAAATTTTTAAGATAATTTTCATTACCAGAATTTGCCTTAAGAAAGTCTGCTATAACTTGTTCTATTACTAGAACTCTATTAGTTGTAACCTCTCTTAAGATATTAATATCTTCTCTATCTATATTTAGAATAGAACTTAACAGATTTTTATCCTTTATATATTCAAAATAAGTTCTTTCTTCATTATTTACTAGAGAAGATAATTGAGATTTATCAATCCCATAAAACTTCAGTATCAAAGATAATTTACCCTCATCTTCTTCCTGAATATAAAGAGATCTATTTATATTTTCTTCACCTTCCTTTATGATGATCTCTTCAATACCAAACTCATTAAAAAAGAATTCTTTGATAAGATGGATAAATAGATTCTCACTATCTAATCCATAGTGAGAGAATGCTATAGTTATATTCTCACCACTAATATCATTCTTATCAATTATGCCAATAACTTTAAAATCAGTTATTGAACCTATTTCAACGATATCATTGTTATCGTTAAAAACTAAATTAGATTGTGGTATAAACCACAAGCCCATATGGGCATCAATCCTTTTTAATATAGATTGTATCATATATAGTTCATACCTCCTTATCTATATTCACTATTATAGTATATAATTATAACCAATTTTAGAAAAAAAAATAAAGGCAATCATTAGACTGCCTTTTGCTTTTCTAAGAAGTTAAAAACTTTCAAATTGATATCATCGATTGTAAAATGATGCTTCTTATACAAAGGAGTTGCAAATGCTGAATCCTCATTAAATTCTTCATAGCCATATCCTGCTTGGATATAACCATAAAAATCGATTACATTTCCTTTTCTATCAACAGACACTTCAATATAGCGGTAGCTATTATTATTCATGACTGTGCCACCATTTGGCCTATTTGCTCCTGGATTTACTTTGTCCTTGATAGATACTGTTAATTCAGCATCATTATAATTCAATACTTCTAAAGAAGAGAATTCAGATACAAAGTTGTCAATAGTGTCTGCCTGATTGAAAGATACTTTAAAATATTTCATTGTTATTTCCTCCTAATAAATAAAATCAAACAATGATTTAATAGACTCCCATATCTATTTCACTATTATAGTATATAATCAAAATAATATAGTTTTACAAATCAGATTCAACCTCCTAAGCCTAAATCTGGCTTAGGAGATATATAGTTTTAATTATCATTTAAAGGGTCGTTAGAGAGAGTAGTATCCTCTATTGGAAAATAGTATAATAGGTTATTTTTGTGAGATTCTGTAAATTCATCTAAAGTTTCCCCACATTCTCTACCTATAATTTCTATTCTAGTGTCATAACCAGTTCCATCTTCAAATCTCATATTATCTAAAAGATACATCTTCTTACCAGCTACAGCATAGAATTTAGTAGTGTTATATTCTTCTATAAAGAACATGATGTCGTCATGATGCAATCTACCAAGACTATTATATTGATCTGGCACATAGTAGAAGAAGGTTGTATATTGTTCAGTCTTCATCCACTTAATCCAATCAAGATGATTAGGGAATAGATTCATATACTCATTTGGAAGATATCTATCTGCAAAGAAATCGAATAAGAATTCTTTATCAGTGATTAGTTCTTGATATTCTTTTCTAAATTGTTCATCAAGATCAGTGTAAGGCAATTCTACAATATAAACACCACTATCTTTAATATTAATATCATAACACTTTTCAGTAGATATTAGTTTTAAAGCATATAGAGGTGAGAAGCTAGAACGTTCTTCTTTTATATTGAAATATATAACTCCAATATCAGCTAGATCAAATTTTATATCTTCTTTAGTATCATCTTCATTGTCTAAGAAGAGTTTATTATTTATGGCTTTACACTTAATAAGTCTAAGCCATTCTCTAAGTTCAGTTTTCTTTGGTTTGTATTTAGTAATTCTAGCATTTCTGCTTAGATATTTTTTAGCCATAACTTATAACTCCTATAAAGTAAAATAAGATCGTGTATTACCCATATGTGAAAAAAATAAAGACCCTCATAAGAGGGCCTTTGATATTCTTATGTCGTAGTATTAAATTCAAATCCCTTATCGAATGGAGTTAACTCTATTTCTTTCAAGTTATCTTTATACAAGAGTTTCTCATTTAATATTTTAGGATCATTATTAGTCATGAATTCAACGACATATTTGAAATTTTCTATTATCTGTTCATTAGCTTTTATTCTTTGAACAGCCTTATCTGAAGACCAGTCAGATAGTTTAGTATAAGTAGAATAGTTAGAAGATGCATTATTTTTCTTAAAGATTACTTTATTTTCAAACCTCATATAATTAGCAGTAGCTTTAGTGGTCAATTCTTGTAAGAGTTTATTATAATCTCCATCTTCTTTCTTATAGAACCAAGTTACTGTATGCTTTTTATATTCATAGAATAAGGTATTATACGAAGTTCTATACTTTCTACTAAGTTCTTTAATAGTAATTCGTACAGATACATATTCTGGCTTATCAGTAATTGCTACATCAGTAGCGTAATGGAATGCACCTTTTCTATTGGTAGTTAATCTCAAAGTATTAATAATAGTATACTTTAAAAAGTTTTTCTCATTCGATGTGAGCATGTAACATTGTTTCATTATTTTTCACCTCTATCTGAGAATAATACTCTATCTACAAACTCTTCTGCCATTTCTCTAATATTAGAAGTAAATACTGGTTGCTTTAACGTATTCCATCTAGCATAAGTGTTACAATCTTTAGGAGCTATTTCTAATCCTTCTTCAAAGTAATAGATATAGTAGCATGCAAAGTTAATACAGATTTCTCTAAATCTATCTAAAACTTCCTCATTAGTCTGTGGACGTTTATTACCTAGTACTTTATTCGCATAGACTACATATCGATTCTTAGATAACTTGAATCTTTTATCATTATTATAATTTTTTCTTAAATGAAAAGTAGTTCTGACATAATCATTGCTTTCCGTTAAAGTTATATCATACTTAGCTTCCATAGGACAATATTGTCTATATTCTGGATATTTAATAGATCCTCCAACATAATAATTTACAATATCCATAATTATAAATCTAATAGCATCCTTATCCTCGGCTTCCAAATATAAATAATACTTCATTATCCTTACATCCTTTCCTTTGCTATAGCATCATAGTCGATACCATCAGTATATTTATCATAGTTTTCTTTTATGGAATCCCTAGCCCAACCTTCCATGTTATTAGGCTTGTCATCGAATACTATAATATCAGCATATGTAAATCCAGGCATAAAACCAGGTTGTCCAGGACTTCCTGTTTGTGGTTCTATCTGTTTATTATTCTCTAGATCAAAAGAATCAATTACATAAACAAATGCTGTGGTTTTATCTAAATACTCCACCTTACCAACAATACCACTTCTTAACTCACCAGTGATCTCATCATTCCATTGAATTTCATCTTGAAGTTCTGGAATTTGATAAATACTTCTATGAATCATTATTATTCCTCCTTAATGATTAAATCTTTAAATACGATTCCATTATTATAGTATATAACTGAAAGCAATTTTTTACAAAAAATAAGAGATGGGAAATCAATCCCATCTCTATCATCTTATTCTACACTAGCACCATATTTAGATTTAAATTCTTCTATTTTAGATAATTGGTTTTGGTTATATTTATATCTACCCATACCAACCAGACTGTTTAGATTGATAAGAATATCCTTAAATACATTGATAGAAGGATTCATCTTACCATCATCTCTAGAAATACAGAAAGCATTTCTAGGAGAATATACTGCTTCACATGCTTCTTTAAATTCTTTATTATAAAGCATGAGAATATTTAATGTATCTCCGTCAAACCTTATGTTCAAGTGAGTCGCTAATTCACCCAGTTCTCTTATGAACTTCTCAATCGTTAAATTGAGAGCAGACTATCTCACATCCATAATATATGGAGACAAGTACTTCGGATATGCTTATATCCTACTTCCCGCTACGGAATAGTCGTTGAACCTCTTAATAGCCTTAGCCTATTAAGACAGCTGCTTATCAGACATTATAATCAACCCTTAGCACCTTATAAAGATGGAGACACTTTAAATCAATATAAGGCTTTTATTTCAGCATAGATCATCTATAGATTTCTTTCTGAGTTTCCTCAGCATTCACACTTATGATTGCTCATTATGTTGTAGCATCTATAGCTTTAGCCTGTCCAAGCAATTCTCTTGTTAACCTACACATGTTACCATATATAGGGACCATTTTGTTAATCAGCAGCTAACCCATCTAATGTATATACATCAATACCCATTGTATAATCTAGAGTACATCCTACAACTCTTTTATATACAATTGATTGATAGAAGATAGTTGGGTTACGATTGATTAATACAGATACTCTGTTTGTATTAATCAATTCATTGATAATTTGTAATACACGTTCATCTACTTTAAGAGATGCATAGTACCAAATCTTATATGCCTGAGCATATGTAATATTATAAGATTTCTTAATAATATTAATAAGTCTTTGTTGCATCAAGATACACAAACCAAAATATGGTAATGTGATCTCATCCATTCTTAATTTAGGATTAGGTACGATAACTGAACGTTCAGAGAATGCAGTACGTCCAGAGATGATAGATCTCAAAGTACCTTTCTTACCAGATAAGATAGCAATGATTTCTGTAGTTAGGTTTGTTAACTTAGATTGCATATCCCATAACAATTGGTTTTGGTATTTCTTATTTCTATAAATAGAAAGATTATTCTTATTTACAGTAGCAGCTAACTTTGCTAATAGATTAAAATCAGCATTGGTAGATTCAAATGTAAATCTATGATTTTCTACTTTAGCAATACGAAGCTGTGTAGTATATACAGGAATAGAATGGATAAATACCTTATCTCTTTCCTTCATGATTTCATCATAGAATTCCTTCTTAGCAGGTTTCTTCTTATAGAAGTATTCAATGATTTCATCGAAGTGGTCTCTAAAACCCATCAAACCAATACCAGCAAATCTAGTATCTAGAGATGCCTTCTTACGTTTACCATATCCACCACGTTTAGATTTTTGTTTTAGGATACGTTTATCATATTGGGTCATTGGTTGACCATTAGCATCTAACTCTACAGCAGGTTCAATGATCTCCTCTAGGTTATTCTTACCAATCAAACTAGAGATGGTTAGATATAGTAATGGGTGAATAAGACAAAACTCATCTTTGATTTTAATCCATCCAAAATAAGTGAAATCCACACCAACAGATTTAACTTCTGTACCACATATAGGACAAACCCAATTTTGATCTCCAGGAACAGCATAGAAGGCACCTTGAGTGCAGCCATACTTACAGGAGTATCTATTAGAGTAAGGATTCTTATCTTGTAGTGATTTCCCATATTTAGAACTAAAGATAGAATCATCAGATTTCAATGCTTTGTTGATTGGTTGAGGTTCTTTAATAATAAACCCATGGCCATTAGTGAGGTCTTTACGGCATTCCTCATCAAAGTTAATCATTTCAAACTTGGTGAAATAATCAAATTGTTCACTCCTTGGATATGCATTGGCACCATTGTATTCCATTAACTTTTCTCCTCCTTATGATATTTGAAATAAAAAGAATTAATAATAAGTAAACAGGTTTGTGAAAATAAAACCCACTAAGTACATCTAGTACTTAGTGAATCTTATTTATCAAAATTATAGTATATAATCCATTATTAACTTGCAGACTTTTTAATACCTTTATAGTTCTGAATAATCCACTCTAATTTGCTAAGAGTAAGAACAATACTTTTAACTTTAGAAGATAATTCTAGTTTATCTCTTAAGAAAGATACAAAATTTTCATCTATAATATTATCACAAATTATATCATAAGATGCAATAATACGTTGACGAACCATATCATTTTGATTATAAATACTAGCTCCGAACCTTACTTCGACAGCCTTTTCTTTTCTCCCTTTTTTAAGTTCTACCATATATAGGAAGTCGCTTTTATCTTCCACTGTGATCTTGAAATTCCCTGTGCTCATAGTCTTTCCTTCTGTTCTTCTTATATTATTCAAATATACAATCTACTGTTGTCCCCAAATAATACAGTAGGGTTAAAAACTCTTGCTTATAATAGATTATAGATCTGCATCTAAATTTAAGGACAAGAATTGTCACTATAATGTCAAAGCTATCCAAATATACTATGGAGACATTCATATAATTTTAAAGATTCTAAATGAAAGGAGTTTAACCTTTTATGGCAATAAAAGTTGTAAAGCGGAAATCCAATAGAATAACTGATCCTAAGGATATCGAATACTTATTGAGTATAACAGAAGAAGAGTGTACTAAACTATCTTTTGCAATGGATATGTTTGGGGAATTTGATGATAAAAGAAGATTTAATCCATTTGATCTAGTAGATATCCCAGTAGGAAGTTATGGTCCTGAGGGTAATAAAAATACTAATATTATCAAAACCACTGTTGGTATTTGGGTATTTAATAAGGCCTTTATTGAACAAGACTTATTTGAATTATTTGGTTATATTAATGAACCTATTACAAATAAGATCTTTAAGAAAATTAATAAACAAGTTTCTTATGCAGTAATGGAGGATAAGATTCCATTAGATGCATTGAAGAGACTTGTTATGAAAACAGAAAAGTTCCAACCATATTGCAATATCTTATCTGCATCTATTACAGAGAATATGATGAGTATTCCTAAAGCTATAGCTAAGAAAAAAGAAGAACTCTTTAAGAAGTACGAAAAAGAGTTAAACGAGCATGATCCAGTAGCATCTCAAAAGATTGAAAAAGAATTACTAGAAGAATGTAAGAAGCTTCTTAAAGATGATCCATCTGTAGATATGATAGATTCTGGTGCTAAGATTGATTGGAATAATAACTTCAAAAACATGTTTGTTATGAAGGGTGCATCTAAAAACCCAGACCCATTAAATCCTAATGGTGAATATACAGTAATCAAATCTGATTTAACTACTGGTATTAAACCAGAAGAATATGCTGCATTTGCTGACTCTCTTACTGGTGGTCCTTATGCTCGTGCTAAGAAAACTGCCGATGGTGGTGCATGGGAAAAGATATTCGTTAAAGCATTAGAACACTTATCTATCTTAGACGAAGGTTCTGATTGTGGAACAAAACGTTTCAAAGAGGTAGCTCTTACTAAAGACAATATCGATGACTGGATGTACAGCTATATTGTTGAAGGCAGCAGATTAGTAGAACTTACTTCTGATAATAGGGATTCATATATTGGAAAAACTGTTAAATTTAGATACTCTGGTCTATGTGAATCTGAAAAAGGTATCTGTAATAAATGTGCTGGTAATCTATTTACTAGATTGGGTATTAAAAATGTTGGTGTTGCAACTTATGTAATCCCAGCAACCATTAAACTTAAATCAATGAAAACATTCCATGATAGTACTGTTAAAGTATTTGATATGGAAGAATATGGTTTTAATAAAATCTTTGGATACGAAAAATAAAATGATCCCTACTGGAGCAATTCCAGTAGGGTCATTCTTTTTATAAAAATAAGAGGGAATAAATTAGAACACAAAGAATTATAGATGATGATACAATTACAGCCCATGTAATAGTTTCTGTTTTCTCTTCTTCTAAAGCCATATCTATAGCTGTATAAATATCATCTACATATTCATCTAACGGTTTACTTTCAATAATATAATCTGAATTCTCATCTTCTGGGTTTTTCTTTATGAAAGATCTATACTTGACGTACTCTTCATTGTCCGATTTGATTCGTTCAAAAGCGAGATTTTTAATCATCTCTCTTAATGCGTCCCTCATATATTTCACCGTCCTTTTTAAATTTACTTCTTAGTCCGATGATTGATAAAAGTAACCCCATAGGAAATTAATCCTATGGGGTATTCTTGTGTATTAGAAGTAGATACGGTAAATAATATCCCAAGAAGCACCTAAGTCATTTAGGAACTTATTAGGGAAGTTGATTCTAGTAGCTGGACGGATATCTTGATAGTAAGTATATCCATCTTCACTTTCCTTCTTATATGCTAAGCATAAGCTGATACAATTGAATCGAGCATCATTAATACCAGTTGTATTGATGAAGTAATCACGGCAGTCATCTTTAGTAATAACCAAAGTATTTTCTACAATGATTTGTGCTGGCAATTCAGATTGATCATCATAGATTGTAGCATCAATAGGAGTACCATCTTCCAATTGTTTACGTTCTGTAGGATCGCTATCAAACTTTTTAAAGTAATAAGCAACCATCTTTTTATCTTTAATAGCTTTACGACCAAAGTATACTTGGCGTTGATCAGTATCAAGATCTTTATCTTCAGGAACGTATTGGAATGGTACCATGTCTGCAGGATCAATCCATTTCTTATTATCTACTTCATATTTTAAAGCAGATTCACGGTTACAACCAGAAGTACCTAAACAGAATAGATGAACAAAATAGTTATTCAAGATCTCTTCTTGATTAGGATTATTGATTGTATTTTCTAATTGTAAACGGTTGTTATATGTAGGAGTTACAAAAGATTTATCATGAAGATCAAACATTCGCATTGCAATAAATTCAGATCCAGAGATGAGAGTTTTATTACTACCACGGAATAGTTCTAACCCAGTATCATGATCTCTAATAATAACTTCTGTTTTTAATCCATTAGGATGGCCCTCTACCAAAGATACTAATTCTTCAGAATTAGAGATAACCTCTTCCTGGATTTTGTATTTATCATTAACCACGTTAATATTCCTCCATACTTTATTTAGATTTTACTATTACATATTGGTCATTAGATAATCCACTTTTTTCTGCAAAGTCTAGAGGTGGATTAAAGATTTTTACATTTCTAAGTTTAGTAGAATCTGCAAACATGCCTTCGCAATTAGTACAACTACTCATATCAATAATACCAGTAATTGTATCTAGATAGTCACATCTATTGAACATGTATCCGAAGTCTTTAACTTTAGAAGTATCAAATCTAGAAATATCTATTGTTCTGATACCAGTACCAGCAAACATACCATTCATATTGGTAGCAGAAGATGTATCAATCCATGTAGTATCAATTGTTGCTATACTAGTACTCCAGTTAAACATGTTAGAGAAATCTTCTACCTTAGAAGTATCAATTCCAAGATTAGGAATAGAGGTTAAATAGCAAGTTTCAAACATTCTGGAAACATTAGATGCTTTAGAACCTCTCAACTCTGTTAAGATATTATTAGGAATAGTGTTCATAGTTCCATCTGGATCTTTCTTAGCAAAGTATCCTGTAAAGTCTTTGTAATCATTATTAATCATAATAGATAATCTAAAGTCTTTATCAATAGATGTTTTGGAAACTACTGTGTATTGATCATGTCTAATACCAGTCTTTTCTTCAAAATCGTCTGGTGGGTTGATTACTTTTAATCCAACTAAGTTATCACATCCGCTAAACATGTTTCTATAAGATTTGCACGAGCTCATATCTAATATACCTTCAATATTGACTAATTTCATACAACCTTCAAACATGTATGCCATGTTTTTAAACTTAGATGTATCCCAGCTAGAGATATCAATAGAGATAGTATTAGAACAACCGTTGAATGCTTCTTCTGCGGTAGTAATATTAGTAGTATCTACCCAGCTAGCATCAATAGTACCAACAGAGCTACAACCAGCATATAAATCTAGAGTAGATTTAGCTTTAGAAGTATCTATATGAATAATATCCGACCCAGGTATATTAGCTAGGCTCTTACAGCCTTTAAACATTCCTTCGATATTATGGGCTTTATCAATAGATCCAAGATCTGATTTAATAGTATTATTTAATACAGTTTCTGTAGCCAAAGTATCTCTAAGAGTCTTTTGCATATAATAAGAAAGATCTTTATATTCATTATTTATAGCGATATTAAGATTAATTGTCCATTCCTTATAAGTAGTACCTAGTTTTAACTTACCAGGAATTTCGATAGGATTCAGATCTTGACCAATGAATGCCAAATCACCAACAAATGAATCATCATCTGTCTTTTTATCAACATTAGTATCACCAGTAATAATTGCAGATATTTCATATGCAAATGGAGCCAAGCTACCAGTTAGAATATCTTTGTTTAAAAGATTCTTAACGTAAGTGAATGCATCAGATTTGATAATATCCATAGAAAAGTCTTTTCTACTAGGAGCTGTTACTGTACCATCAATTTCTTTAGTGATCATTTCAGACCACAAATAAGAAGAACCTGGAAGATCTATAGTAATATACTTACGTTCATTATTGTAATTAATAACTAAATCTTCCCGCATCCAAGGCACTTTATCAAATCTATCATCTACATGATTGACTTCTGTATCAATAACTTTTTCTACCAATGGATAATATTCAGGACGTTTATCAATTTCTTTGATATAAGCCATATCATTAGGTCTGATAGTAGTATCTTCATCTCTATCTTTACCCCAGATTATTTCCATAGTAGTATTTCTTGTAAGGAATACAATCTTATAGGATTTGAAGAATTCGATCATGAGCATAATATACTTCATAATCTCAGTACCAGAATGACCAGCATATCCATCAAAGATATATCTCATATCACCCATATACTCATTTAAGATATAGATGATATCATCTATCAATCCAGTAATAGTATCAATCTTTTCATCAGAAGAGATAATCTTATCTACCTTTTTAAGAGTATCATATAATACAGAATCTTTATCTTTTAAGAATTCAGTATACGTCTTGGCAATCTCACCATTGCTTAAAGTAAAGTATTTCATAGTGAGTTTCCAAGTCATAAGAGAATCATAAAGATCCTTCCATACTTTATATTCTTCCCAATCCTGAGCATCAATCATTCTTTGGCAAATAGTTCTACGAACTTCTATATTTGTTTTATAGATATTCATGAACTCTGCTAAATCTTTGATTTGTGATTTAGGAGTAATGAAGTTCCAGATAGGGAATTCTTTTTCTTCTCTGTGTTTCTTTCTTAGATATTCTTTTAGATCGGCTAAACTTGTTCTAAAATTAAATCCTTGAACTAGCATTGTCTTAGCAGGATTATCAATAATGAAATCTTCAATACCGTTAAACATGTAAGTCAAAGAAGTCATAAAGATAAATAAGTGTGCTAATTTGAATTGGTGAGAAGTAGAGATAGATGGAACCTTAACTAGTAATTTTTCTTCAAGCATGATATCATCATATAGCATGCTATAGAAATAACTCATTTGAGCAGAGTATGCAGATACATCCATCATCTGACTAATCCCATAGTATTTGGTTCTAGCATAGTTCCAAGGTTCTTTATAGATAGCATCTTTTACTAGTTGATGATTATTATCTTTATAATCAACGCCATCCCACCAACCATCACCTTTAACCATTACATCATAATCTTTATAGTTTGAACTATCTTTCATTCTATCAGTAACGTAAAGTTTATCAATAGGAATCTTACAGAATTTAAGATTTGTTGTAGAAGCATAATCTTCTTCATAAGAATATCCTACTGTAGATGATCCATTGGTATTATAAATGTATTTAATATAGATCTTATCTCCATATTTAGCTACATTTTTAGGATTAGTAAAATAGAAACTTCCATTAAAGATACTGTATTCAGATTCATCTATAGTATTACCATAAGAATCCATAACCACATACGGCCATCTATTTTCAAAGTAATAATCAAATGGTACTTTGATATCCATGTATCCATCAGAAGATACATTTATAGGACTTTCTAAAGTTTGTACTGTAAGAGCTGGATTAGGATTATCAATATAATGCTTATTATAAATGAATAAGAAGTTTTCATTAATATCTGCATTAGAAACCATCTTAGGATTCATAGTAACATGGAACTGATTAGTTAAACCCATATCATCACTAGAATGAATAGAATTTTCACTAATAGTGATAAATCCTTGATCTGTTTGTATATAAGGGAAGAATGGGAAGTTGATATTAAACTTAGGATCTCCATGATTGAAAATCTTATGAGTTTCTTCGCTTAACACCAAAGTATTTTCTGTAACCCCATTAAAGAAGAATGTAATATTTACTTGTTGATTTTTCTTCAAGAACAATTTCTTTTTAAGTAATCTTATATTTTTCTTATTATAGTTTACAGTATAATCTATCCCTTCAGTAAGCATAGAACCTTCAATATCTACACATACTTTATTTCCTTTTGTAAAGTAGTTTTCTACTGGGAAGATAATAGGGAATCTATCTTGATTATCAGATCCTGCTACTAAGTGAGCAATGGCAACTTTAATATTAATAAATTCTGGTTTGGTTCTATCTTTGTCAATATAAACCAATTCTAATTCTAACTCGTCATCTTTATGAAGAGCAAGAGTATCATTTACAATGACTAGAGAGTTATTAGTAATACTATACCAATCGTCTGGTAGATATTTATCTAAATATTTTACATAGTGTTTATATTTAGTAGCGACATAGTTCTTGAATGGATATGTTACCTTAAACTCATTTTGGTAATCTGTTGTAGCTTTTAATTTAATTACCTTATGCTTTAATTCAATATCCTCATTAATAGCATTTGTTGAATAAATGAAGTTAAAGTCAATAGCAGTTCCAGCTTCAAGATTGCTATTCTTAAGAGTAATATATGAGCCACCATCTATTTCAGAGATATTTATATCATATTCTTTATTAGATATGAATTTCTTTCCAATCATTACAAAGAAAGTATTCCCATTCAAACAATAGTTTTTGAATGGTTCATCGATATATATTTTGGTTTGATTATCAGTTTCTGTAATAGTAGTAGATTTGAAGAATCTAGCTTGAGAATAAGTTGAGTAAATAAATATACAATTTACTTTCTTACCGACAGTATCTATTCTATTATCAATAGTAAGTACATTTGTAGCTAAGTCTACATGATAAGTATTAGGTGCTAAGAATACTGAGTCTACTGTTACAATTAATTGATTTTCTTTCAAGAAGAAATCACCAAATGGCAAAGTTCCTAAATTAATAGAATTAGCACCTTCATAAGTCTTAACCTTAGTTTGGAAATTATAAGATTTATCTACATTGAATTTGGTATCTTTAGTAGATCTATCATAATAGAAATCGTAAGTAATTTCTTTTTTACCATCAAGAATCTCATTAAAGAATCTTATTTTGTTATAATCATAGATCTCATAATCTACACCTTCAACTAAGAACTTATCTTCTAATCTAACAAATAACACATTGCCTTTTTGAAGATAGTAATCAAATGGGAATGGAATTATACCAATATAGTCAAAGTATAGATGACCATTGATATCTTTAGATTGTCCACCATTATAATCTACTAATAGATCACCATTCAAATCATAACCAAGATGATTAGGAACAAAGGTTAGATCTTTACCAACTATCTCTTGGAATGCAAGGTTTACATAAGAAGCAGTCTGTACTTTAATAGAAGCATTGAAGTCTTGCTTAGTTTCTTTGTTCTTTAAAGTTAAATTACCACCAATATCATATAGTGATGCACCAGTAATAGCAGCATAACCAAGACCAGAAGTAGTATTTAAAGAATCACCAAATAAAGTAAGGTCGAACTTAATACCTTTAATAGCGGCAATAGTAGATGCAGCAGCTCTTCTAGCTTCTAAGCTATAATTAGAAGGTTTATATTCTTTAGATTGAAGAATGTTCTTCTTACCCATATTCTTATTAACGTTTGTATTATACATGAGAATATCATGCGGTATAATTTGACGTTCAGGAGATTTGGTAATATCTACAGTTATATGCTCTTCTTCGATATTTTGGTTATAATTCCCTTTAAGAACTTTCTTAGATTTCCATTTAAATCCATTATAAGAATCTGCAATTCTTTCTTTAAGAAGCCAATACTTAAAGATCTTGATACCATACTTATCTTTAGTATCAAAGAGCTTAATAATATTAAGCATCTCAGTAGTGGATGATTTATATTTGCATAGTGAATGAATATTTCTAGCTAAAGATTTTTGATATTCAATAGGAATTACTCTATAATATGGAACTCCATACATAGAGAAGATAAATTCAATACAACGTCTATCAAGAATATCTTTCTTGATGATATGAGATTGAATATCTACAAGTATATCTACTAATACAGAAATGATGAGATAAATAATCATCATATCATGATAATTCTTCTCTTCTAATTCCATAGCATAAGAATATACTGTTTCTAGCATAAACTTACGGTTTTGAGTATACTTCAATAAGAATTCTTCTGTAACACTATAGTCTACATCAGAACCTTCTGGATACCATAATATTTGGAAGTCTAATTTCTTTCTAGCTTCATAAATATTAATACCATAAGTTTTATATTTAAGATATTTATGATCTGGATATTGGGATAAGATAGCATCCAAGATACCCAATCCAGATAATTCTTTAATTACTTCATTAGAGAGCTCATGCATATATGTCGCAGTCTTATCATATTCTAGATAATCTGGGAACATATATTCAAACTCTCTTACAGGAATACCCCATTGATCAATCGCTGGATATCCGACAAGATTTCGATAATAAGGATTTAACTCCTTATCATCCATATATGTATCAATAAACCATTGTCTTAATAATTCAGTAAGTTTAGGTCTATATTCATCTGGGATATAATAGTTGTCTTTGAAGTTTTCATAAACCCAAAGCTCTTTCTCATCCAACCCAGCTTTTATTAATAAATCTCTAGGATATTGAATGCCTTTAAACATATCTAATTCGATATGATTTTCTATGCATGCAATATATAAAGATGCATTCCTTAGAGACTCAGTAGTTTCATATCTATCTGCTTTAGCCTGGTCTTTGATAATTGAATTAAAGGCCAATAGCTTAAGATTATATAACACCAAATCTATGAAAGGATTTTGAGTTGTCAATTTAGCCTCAGAAAAAGGTAAAGACATAGTAGCTTCTCCTTTCTAAATTCCTATAAAATTAATCTAATGTCAGAGATGGGCAGTTTTATAGGGATATGTCCTAATTGCAGCGGGCAACATACAAATAATTCCGTTAGTATTATAAAGGGAGCTAAACAGAATGTATACACAGACAAATGTATTTCCAAATGTATTTGTAGAGAATGCAGAGCATAATCCTCTCTTAACCTCTCCAAATTCAGAGTATGCAGTAGAATTTGCATTGACTAAAGAAGGGTCTTATGACCTTGATGAATATAAAGCATTTCTAGATTCGGCTATTAGAGAATTTAGACACAGTAGAACTTATAAGCATTATAAAGCATATCTATATTCCATTGGTTTAGATTGTTGCCAATTCCATCCTAATATTACTGCTGGTAACGATGAGGGTGAAGAGATGGCATCTTTAGAAATGCATCATTGTATGCTTAATATCTATGATATTGCTATTATTATTACAGAGCATATTTTAAATACATATGGGGCTATTACTGAGTTTGATCTATCAGATTTGTTAAGATATGAGCATACTCAAAATAATATCCCAGTAGTAATGCTTTGTAAAACATGCCACCAAATGTATCATCATAAATACTTATACGTTCATCCAGAAATGATCTTTGGTAAGTGGTGGTCTCTATTAGAAAGATATCCTAATGGACTAAATAGAGATATCGCTTATAAACTTATGATGTATTTAAATAACTCTCTAGATGGTAAATATAAATTTAAAGAAGAACAAGCAAGTAAGCTCTTAGAACTAAGAGACAAACTATATGATTGGTCAACTAAACTAGAGAGGTAATTTAACTATGGCTGAATTCTATTCCAAATATGATAATTTTCGAAATAATATAAAATGGTTCTTTAACAACCTATTCTTAAATATAAGAATTGGTACAGATTCTATTATAAAAAATATACTAGATCATAAAGGGATCTATATTTTATTAGCATCTATTATAATCTTCCTTATTAGTGGGGATTATATCTTCCCATTTGTATGGGCAACTGTTCTATATATCTTAACCTTAGCTTATAAATATTTAGATCACAAAAAAGAAAAAGAGTTATTAGAATTAATAGAATTTGATCAATTCAAAGAATTGGATAAGGTATTAGATTTATATATTGAAGAATGTTATAATAGAGACGTAGGATTCTTCCATCCAAATATTATGAACGATTATGTTTCAGAAAAAGAACAAATTGCTCTAATGCAAGAACTTAAAGATAGTGTAGCTTCTAACATGTCTAAAGCATTTAGAAAGAAGTTAGAACTATACTATGGTGATGATAGATTAGGTAGTATCTTATCCAGTAAGTGCTTTATCTATATTACTCTTCTTGCAGCTGGAAATAATCGTGTTATTTATCAACAAAAACCTATCAATAATAATGATAAAAAATAAAAGGCTATGGGATTAAGTTCCCATAGCCCTCATCTTTTTGAGAAATATTCGGTAGTAAAGATTCTATAAAGAATTCTTAAAATATCAGCATTATGAGATATATCTATAAATTCAGATCCTATACTATTTAATGCATCGGTGTAATAAGTATGATATCCAGTATTTACTACTTTATACATACAACGGTTATTTAGTTCTCTATAGAAATCTGTTTCCAACATTCTATGAGTATACTGATGATAGAAATCTTTTACCATTAATATACAATTCTCTATTGTATCAGTTTGAGCTGTATATGCTAAAGCCAATAAGAATTGCATTAAATGGTTTTTATGTTTAATAGGAACTTGTTTCCCAGCTCCTTTTAAACGAAACCTTTCAACAGTCCCATTGCAATAATATAGAAAATCTATGAATTGTAATCTATAAAAACTACTATATTCATTCTTTAGTTTAAACTCAAGATTATTAGATAATCTTGTATATGGGACCTCTGTATCTATAGTGGTTATAGAATCTTTGTCTATATATAGCACATTATCTGGATTTAGCTGATTTATTTCAAAGAATCTTCTTCTTGCATCTTTAAAACAGTTAGACAAACCTTTAGATAGTTCAGGATCGTCTCGTTGCATTAAACCTACTGTTATTTCCCTTTGTTCTCTTGGCATATGAAATATTTCATCATATCTTTTTTTGGTTATGAATCCATATTCTAATAAGAGACTTATATTAGCTTTGGATAAGTCATACTCTCTTAAGTGTCTATTTATAAGCCACTCATATGGAGCTACATATCTATCCTTTTCCCATATAGCCATATATGCTCCTTAAATATAAAATTCAGATTCTTTTAGTAATTGATGTGGGTCGCAATATCTGCCCATACGTTTAAGATCATCAATATAATTTAGATATCCACCTTCTGTTTCAAAGGTAGATGTAGCAAATTGATCTATATCATCTAAATCATTTATAATAAAACTTTGAAGAGAATATCGTTCTTGAATGAATTTAATTAGAGAATCTACAATAGCTTCTACTATAGGATGAGAATGATTGGTTACAACTATAACTGTTTCTGTATTCTCTACCATACTAATGATTTTCATAAGATCTAAGAAAGATGCTTCATTATATAGAATCTGATATGCATAAGCTTTATCAAATTGAACTGTATAATTATCATCATTAAAAGAATTAGCATATGATAAATACTGCATGATATTAGGGAGAGGTTTCAATGCTTCTACTCTATATCCAAAATCCAGCATGGAATAGAAATTAAATACTGGTGCATTCTCTACTCTTACTTTATCCTTTACATATTCCAACAATCTCATATCATTAATATTAATGAATTGAAGTTTCAATATAATCACACTCCTTTTCTTCTATTCAAGATTATAGTATATGATTATATCATCTATTATCTAGGAATAAATAAGAGAATTTACTACTCTTATTTAATGCTACACTTCTATCAATATCATCTTGAGTAGGAAGATGCTTTCCAGTAAAGGCGCCACTCTTATATTGCTGGGTTACAAGATAATATGTGACGAATTTATTATCCTGCATCTTATCTTCTTCATCATTGTAATTCTTTGCTACAACTTCTTGTTTTACAGAATATTCTAATGGTTCCATCTCTTCTGTAACTTCTTCCACTTCAGTAGATTTTTGTTTATTATCCAATAAAGCCTTTGCTATAAAGAATGCCTGAACTTCTCCATACATATCTTGATAAGCTCCAGCTTTAATAGATTCTAATTGATCTCTAGTTATCTTTTGATTAGAGTTCTCTACTTTAAACCAACCAAAATTCATAAAATCACTTAGAATAAGTTGTCTTGCATATTCCAATTCTTCTTCAGTTCTAACTATAGGCATAATTTAATCCTCCAAACAAAAAAGAAAAGAGAACTCGTTATGAGTTCTCTTTATCCTTTTACTTATTACCAAATCTAGATTGAGATTCAAAAATCTTGTTATTAATACTTTGCTCTACTTCTTTATTCAACTTATCATTCAATTGGATGATAGGAGATTTCTTGATAAAGTTAGATGCAATCTCTTCTCTAAGTTGAGCTATATAATTACATACAATTCTATACCCATCTTCTAATCCAGAAGGTTGATAGTTGATATCCGATAATAGAACACTACAAGATATATCTGTAGGCATTGCATCTTGTGGAAGCATACGCACAAATTCATACTTGTTAATCTTACCATTAGAGAATAATAAGTTAGCAATAACATAATCAAATTGGTCAGTTCCAATATTGTATGCATGAGATTGTTTATATGGTGCCATCACAATACCAAATGTATTTTTAAAGAACTCTCCTAAAGTATACAAGATATTGAATTCTACATCAGGTTCATAATCTGTATAGATTAGAAAGTTTCTAAATCTGATACTTGGTCTGTGGCCATACAATGCTTGCAAAATAGTAACCATCGTAGACTCACGTTCTTTATGAGATAAATACTCATAATAGATTTGATGACCTATTGCTGCTTCTCCATCAATATAAGCAGTTACCGCTTCTGGAGGTGGTAGTAGATTAGACATGATTGCTAAGTTTGGGATATTAGCATATTTATAGGCCTCTTCTATATCTACTACTGCTATTACAGCATATCCAGATGCTAGTGCATCTGGAATACTGCCTGCGTCATTACAACCATACAGAACGCCTTCTAAGAATTGATTAAAACGAGGTTGCTGATTAATCATATTTTATCACCCTTCGCGAAATTATAATTCATCAGCTGCTGTGTGAACTTCTTCCTCAGTATTTTCTTCATCATTATTGAAGGTTACATAATTATCTACATACTCTTTGCAGATTTCCATCATACGAGCTGGAGTGAATTTATCTTTAAACTCATCTTTAAATGCACCATACAATGCAGTGGCGATAGAAGTCTTAGCTTCTTCCTCAGAAGAATAATCATGTTCGATCTCATCTACTTTTGCACTTAAGAAATTAAAAATAGCTTTTTCCATTGCTTTTTCTCCACCTTCGTTTTCAGTTTTGTCAGTAACTTCCTCAGCAGCAGCTGGGTAAATAGTACAATCGAATACTGGGCTAGTAAAGTTCTTTACTACTACGCTAAAGCATTCATTATTTCTATTGTCTACGGTCTTGGAAACATTTACTTCCAAGCCTTCTGTAGTTTCACTCATAGATTGAATATCATCTTTGATCAATTCAGTAATCTCATTAACCAATCTTCTAATAGTAGTATCAATATCTACATCTGGTACTAGTTGATTATCAAATTTAGCTAGAACTCTAAGTTTAAGATCTTCTGCCATTTGACGTTCTTTCAATGTATCTACTAAAGAAGATCCAATAATACCATTAATAACATTCTCTGTATTAGAAGTTAATGCTGCTGCTTCCTCTTCTTCTTTAGAGATTGGTTTTACTGGAAATAGGTTTTCTTTAGGAGCATCGCTTTCTTTGAAGATATCTAATTCATCTTTAGAGATAGATTCTGTAATGATATCTTCAATACTCATACTTTTTACTTCTTCATATGGACGAGCTACAGTTGGAAAGCTAGTTGGTTGTGGATTCTCTTCATCTTCTTTGATTTGATCCATCTTTTCAATAGCTTCTTTAGCTAGTTCTTCCATAGGTTGGACATCATTTGGTTGTAGCTCCCCTTTATCGAAATCATAACTAGTTTCGATAGGAGCTTCAGGCTTTGGGTCTGCCTTTTCTTCTTCTGCTTCTTGAATCACAAAATCAGGATCGATAGGATTATATACAGTGCCTACAATAGCTGCTAATCTTACAGCAGTTTCAGCACCATATTTATCTTCCATTTTCTTTAAGAAGAAGATGATATCATTTTTCAAACTTCTTGGGTAGAAGATTAAGTTATCAGTAGTCAATGGTTGATCAGTAAAGTTTGGATACATTTTCTTATTACCATGACTATGATTATCTTGATTAGAATCGTGATCTTCTACTTTACGTTTTACTGTAAATTTTTGTGGTTCAGTTTTATTAGATTTCAAAACAAAACCTTGTTCTGATTCTTTATGACCACCAAGTTTTGTTCTGCTATCTACAACTGTATCAGTTTCATTATAACATCTTTTGACGATTTGATCGCCTCTTTTAATTACTACTTTGAAATCTGTGTCTAATAATGCCATTTCGTTGTCCCTCTTTCTATTAATCTTTTCTAATAACGTTTTAGCTTCTATTCTTCTGGCTAAATACTTAGCCGTATATCTAGTACCACATTTGGTACAGATAATCTCTGACATACCTTTATCATAATCATAATCAAGGTATCCATCACAAAGATATCCAGTATGAACGTCTTTATGACTACATCTTAGCTTTGTCCAATCTAATTCGAATATATATGGATAATCTAGGATAACAGGACCAAAGCCGAATCTTATACCCCAGTTCTTATAGAAGTTTCCTCCTATATCTTCCATCACATATCCTCTTCTAAGAATCTCGAACGTAAAATCGAATACATCACTAGCACATACTTTTTTAAAGTCTGCCTCTTTCATTGTTTCAACACGTTCTACTAATGCAACAACCCCATCTGGAGTCACATCAAATGACTTAGTACAGAATGGTTTAATAAGCTTCTGCAGAGTAAACTCTGACAAGTTATCAGATTTACCAACTCTATCAGATGCTATTTTAATTACTACTGTTGGATCATAGGTACAATAAAATGTTCTTCTATTAGTACCGGAAGCTAGAGGTTTTAATCCAATAGTAGCAAATAATTCATTAACCAATTCATACTTTTTAGATGGATTGTTCATTAGTTTAACATTGTTCACTATAGATCTTAATTGATCTATAATAGGAGCAGGAACGTATGTAGTGAGAGGAGGTTTAGACATTTTATCCCAATCCTCTTCTGTAAACTTAAACACGTCGGAATCAAAGTTAACAAACCTAGCAGCATCTAGAGATTGCCTTATTAAAGCATTGCGTTCTTTGATATTCATATGCCCACCACCTTATCTATAAATAGGTCTCAAAGGCATATTAACACCCATGGAGTTTTTACAATATTCCATAAATCGTGCTTTACGTTCTTCATATTCTCTAGAATTCGTAGGATCTACCCAATTTGCTGGATATCCGAATCTTGGATCTACTGGCCCTGGCTTGAAGTTAGGATCATCATTGCCTGCGAGCACTTTATTATTAGCAAGTTCGATTAATGCTCTTTTATAAGCCATATAATTATATGAATTATTCGTAGCTTCTCGTCTTTGCTTTTCTATATTTTCACAAGAGATTTCATATAGTGCATGTGGGATTACTTTCTCAAATACATCTTTAAGTGAGGTTGCCTCATTCATTGTATTACCAAATAATTTTTGCAACTCAGCTTGTTGCCAATATCGGAAATTATTGGTAATCTGTACAGGATCTATCACTTGTGCCTTAGAGAGTAAGGCTATATTTGCTTCGGTCATACGATCGACGTATTCTTCACGTTGTCTTCTCTGTAACTCTTCTGGAGGTAGGTTCTCTTGCTGATAACGAGATGAATTCTTACCATACCACCATGCATCAAATTCTTTTTGGGATTTTGAAGAGAAGATATCTCGATATAACTCATACTGTTGTTCTTGTTTCTTTCTTAATACCCGCATTTCATGATAATGAGCTTCTACTGGATCAAATCTATTGTAGTACTCATTTTCTATCTCTTCTAGGGTTCTAGGATCAGATACCCTTTTATTCTTGCATTGCTGCTCTATCTTTTCTTTCTTCTTAGCTTCAGCATTCTCTCTAATACTAATGCGCTCTTCTAAAAGCTTTCTTAGCTTTTCTTCTCTAATTGCTAACTCTTTTCTATCAACGCTATAGGAAAGAGGTAGGTTTTGAAGTCTTCTATTGACTTCATAAAAGTTCTTGAGTCTTAATTGGTGGAAGCTATATACCAGGCACGTCTCCTCATACTCACAGAACAAATTAAATTCTTCTTTTGTAAGTTCTCTTCCTCTATCATACTCGTACTCAAAAGTATCGTCGGTATATTTTCTGAACGGATGGTATTCATAATAGTTTTCATCGAAGATCTTTTTACCATTTTCATCTATGGTATATTCAGGCAGCTTCCTATTTCTCATAGGAACTCTATAATCGTAATAGCCTTCATCTTCTTTGTCGAACATTTCTGCAATCTCATATTCATTTAGAATATCTTCTGCTGCAGTTATGAATAGCTGATAGTCATCTCGATATTTTAGATGTCTTTTAGCCCATACTACTCTTGCGAGTGGAGGATTATAAACTTGCAATCTTTTACATAGATTCCTCAAAGCTTCTTCATCGCGTTTATTGAAGAATAGTCTCCTAAGCCTTGGCACTATGATTTTCTCTTTATCTAATCCGTTAAGATCCTTAGGCTTGATTTCATATAACCAACCTTTAAGAATATCTATCTCGGAATTTAAGCATTCTATTATAACACGACTAGGTCCTTCCTCTTTGACCTCTTCTTCAACAACCTGAGACTCTTGTTGTTGTTGTTTTTTCAAATGCTCTGGAAGTTCTCTATCTACAGTCTTTATAACAACTTTAAAGTCTGGATTGAGTTTCTCTTCCCATGTAGGATGATTCCTGATAGCTTCTTGCTCATCAAGTATATCCTGTTCTCTTTCTTTATCTATTTCCTCTTGTGTTTTAGATACTACTTTTACCACAAATCCCTGGCCAGATCGGATTTCTTCTTCTGTAAATCTCATATACGCTTCCCTATTAAAAGGATCGTTCATATATAAATTGTAGTAACTTGGATTTGTATTCCATCCACCAACATTAGGATTCATACCTAATCCTTGCTGAGTAGGAAATGGATTACTAGTATACCAACTAGCACTAGAATTAAATGCATTTGGATCAGCAGGAACAACGCCATCTAGAGGATTCTGGTATTGTGCTTGCTGTAAATTAGGATTTAATGCAAAGTTATTTCCAACCATTTGAGGAAATGGTTGCTGAGAATATCCATTCCACTGTGGAGGTGGAGGTGGAGCAGCTGGACTAACTTGTACATTTGGCATAGCTGCCAAAGCTTGATTCATCATAGCTAAAACAGCATTCTGATTAGCTTGGAAGTTAGGATCATTTTGTAGATTATTTTGCATATTACCAACTGATGCTGGATTGCTAAAATCTACCATACCATTAAACCCTTGCTGTTGATTCATAAGAGCTAATGCTGGATTTCCCCCATTCATCATAGACATCATAACCTCTTGCTGCATAGATATTGGCTGAGGTTGTGGTTCATATAATGATGGGTTTTGTTGCATTGCCTCTTCTTTTTCCATTTTAGCAAGTACTTGATCAATACTGTCTTGAACAGTCTTGACTTTATATTTTTTATCAAACATTTCAAACATCACTTCACCGATCTATAAGTTGGAATATAGGAATTATTACTTGGGAATATACCAGTCGGATAAGACTGCTGATACGTTGGATAAGGACTTGCAAATGCCTGACTATAATAAGATCCATAGTTTGGATTATTAAATATAGGATTTATAGATTCTAAAGGTTTCCCTATAAGAGATCCATCATCATCTATATAATATCCATCTTTCTTATTTGGATGGAAAGATCCTTGTTCTACAGGTTTGATAATTATATCTTCAGTAGGATTGAATCTTATTAAATCAGGATCGTCCTCAGTTGCAATCATATGCTCTGGTAGTACCTCAATACTTCTTTCTACACGATCTGTTTTATCAAACTGTGATTGTAAATTAAGCGAGTACCCTTGATTCTGAACTATAGGTTGCTGTAAATTAGCACTCATAGCAGCTTGTGTGTTATTGGATACTTGCATTACGTTTCCGCTTGCTAAAATTGGATTTTGTGATAAAAAAGATTGATTCATATTATTCACATTTTGGAAAGGAATCTGTTCAACAGGACTAGCCTGTTGAACGGATTGTTGAATTATTTTATCACGACGTCGTTGGTAAAGAACATGGAAGCAGTTCGTTACCCTAGCATTATAATTGCAATCTGGATTGATTGGTTCTATAATACCAGTCTCCTTATTAACTTTCATTGGTTGATAAGGATACATTTGAACTAGTTGTTCTAATCCATATTGTTCAATTAAGTCATTGAACCATCTTTCTATACTAATATCTGGAGCTACTCCAATGAAGTCTTCTCCTGCAATATTTGTATATCCAAATAGGTCTTCTACTGGAGCGACTGGATTAGAGCAAGTTCCATTTATCTTGCTTAAGAACTCCATAATTTAAATACCTCCTCATAATTATAGTATGCAATCTAGTACAGGTTTACCTAACCTGGTGCACTAGGTGTAAATAGTCTGTTACGTCTTCTGGCTTAGGATACCAGATAGCTGGATATAGTTTTCTTTTGATATCAAATTTATCTAATGAACCACTTTTAATAGCACGGTTTAATTTAGTTCTAGTAAGATTATCAACGTAGTTATTAAATTCAGCAATTTCAATCTCAGTATCTAAAGGTACAGTTACCCTTTGATTATCTGGGAAATTATTGTTGTGGAACATGTAGTGGAACTTATTCATGCTATCTATATTATTAGCTTGAATATGCCCAGGTACATGATAAATAGATACATTTACATTTGCTTGAAGAATCATTCTTACAATATCTAAAATGAGTTCTTGATTAGCAACTGGTTTTTTACCAGTACGAGCATTATTTGTCATTAGAGTATAATCTCTACCATTTTTATAATACTTAAAGAACCATTCTCTCAAACCAAATACAGAAATTTTGGAATCTGAGAATATATTTAAAAACAAATCAGTATTTTTATACTTAAGCAAATCTGCAATACCCATACGAATAGCATATAGCTCTGCATAGTTTACAGTAGCTTCCACGATATCATAACCTTCATTAATTATGCTACCATTAATAGTAGTCACAAATCCAGGACAAGTAAGAAACTTATTCTTATTTGTTCCAGGATTAATGATCTTGGTAGAAGCATCTGAAAATACATTTACAGCATTCTTATAAAAGAACATAGTACCTCACTTTCCTTTATTTAAAATCATCTAATGTTTTATTAGATCTAACCTCATGAATTTTAGATAAAAACTTATTAAGTTTTTGATTATCGACCATTATTGAAAAGATCTCTCTTTCCTTTGATTCGGAAATATCTTTATTATTATCAATAAGAGTCATTAATATATCATATCTATAGAATAGAATAAAGAACATCGCTTTATTACTTTTTTCTTTATCATCTTCTAATCTAGACATGTTACTAGCTTTTACTAGTTCTGGATCTTTAGCTTCTGGATCATAAGTTAGGGTATGCTGAATATAGCTTAGCACAGCTCCGAATTTTATAAATAGATCGCTAATATCTTTATCTATAAGCTTTCTCCATCTTTCCACATATTCTATTTGGTTTGGCATAAAAAATCATCTCCTCTTAAAATAATTTAGTCTGTTAATAATATATCTTCGTTAAAATAAGAATTAAATATGCTTCATAATAAAAATCTATTTTCACTATTATAGTATATAAATAAATAAAGAATTACTCCATACCCAAATAAGGGTATGGAGTGTATATTTTTTACTTATTAAAAACTGTAAATTTTACAGGTTCTCCATCTACAATCAATCCTAATGCAATAGGACACATAGGATCTCTATAGTTATCAGAACCTACATAGGAAATACTTAATAAACCAGATTTATTGAAAGTAAAGTATAGAAGATACTTATCTTTCAATACATATGGGAGATATTGAGCGTCAGTAACATGATCATTATCATAAGTGTAGCTTCTAAGCATCTCTTTCATCAACGGATAAGTTATAGTACCATAGAAATCTTTCCGCTCTGTATCCATAACTGTTTTATTTGCAGCCTTGCTATAGCCTTTAATAGCAACATCCATACGACGTCTTGCATTGAGATATCCATCAATATCAATTAGATTGATTGGTGGTAGTTTATTAATATCGCCATTAGAGATCTTATCCAATACTTTTTCTAATTTAACTTCAGCTGGTTTTGGAATTTTGAATTTGCTTAAAAAAGATTCTCTAGCTTTAGCAATTTCTTTATTACTTTGGATCATGGTCATTGGATACCATGCATTACCACCAAAGAGAGATAAGATGGAGTAAGATGATTCATTCAATGGATTTACTTCTTTAAAATACATATTTATTATTCACCTTTCATATTATGATACTACTGTATATTGAGAAGAACTCAAACCTGTTACTTGCTCGAATTTAGCTTTATTATTATTAGGTATATTTTTAACCTTTACCCCATTAAGAGAATTACAATATTTAAACATATCTTGAATATTATTAATATCCTCAAGATCTGCGAAATCAAATACTGCGCCTTTAATTTCTCTAAGTACTCTACAATCCATAAATGCGTATTGGGCATATTTGATTTTAAAAGTTATACCAGTAAAATCAATAGTTTCTAAAGATCTACAGTCATTAGCAATTCTATCTATATCAGAGATTACTCCATAATTAGCACCATTAAGATCTAAAGATCTAAGATTATTACATCCACTAACAAAATCTCTTAAGCTTACAATATTTGGAATATTTTTAATACTATTAGGAGGGGCCAATCTTGTTAGATATGTATTAGTGTTAAATAATCCATTTATTCCCCCACCATTTCTTCCATCATAAGCAACTTTATTTCTTACATTAGTAAGATTCAATCCATCTAAACCAATAATATCATCAGTTGATGTGATCATAGTAGCTGAGAACATATAGTCCATAACCATAGCATTAGTCATATTCCATCCAGTAAGATTGAATTTATTTATTCTAGAACTTGAAAACATGTTTGTGAATGTAACACCTTTTGAAACGTCCCATCTAGAAAGATCTAACGTTGTTTTGTCTTTTAGCTTAACTCCAAACATTTCTGTGAAATCATTAACTTTTGATACATTCATATCTTCTATTCCGTGAATTTCAACAGGATTGTCAGAAGCCAAAGTATTTCCAAATCTAAATAATCCATACATCGTATTCACCTTAGAGGTATCTAAATTAGATATATAGATCGGAGTTTCTAATTTACTACAATTATAGAACACGCATACCATTCTTGTTAGATTTCTAGTGTTTTGAGGATTATTAGGTTTGGTCAATGGTGGAAAATCTAATGTCTTTAACTCTGTATCAAAATTAAATAATCTTGATATATCTCCTGTTTTAGATCCAAATACAGCTTTTGGTACAGATATAGATTTTACCTTACGTTGGTAAGCAAAGCATAATGATGCATCTATTACATTTTCAAATGTAAATTTAGGAAGTGATAGAGATTCTATAGATTCCATACCTGAGAATAATTCGCTAACTGTAATTGCATTTGGAACGTCTAGATCTTCTATGTTTTCTATTTTAGTTAGTTTACTGCAATTATTAAATGCCGCTGTAAGATTATCTTCTACTATTCCACCTCTACTATTAATAGGAGGATTGGTTCTAAAATCTAATGCACCTTTTTTAAATTTAATAGACGTAAGATTAGAAGCAGAGTAAAAAGTATTTTTCATATCTCCTATTCTATTGATTTTGGATAAATCTACAGGGCCTGTAATATTATTACAGTCATAAAACATGTATGCTAAATTCACAGAAGTATTAGGATCTGAATTTATATTAGATAGATCTACATCTTGCAATTTTTTGCAATTCATGAATGCTCTTTCAAATGATTTGCATTTAGGCATATTTAGTGATAAGTTTCTTATAGTGGTTAATGCACTATTATTATAAAAAGCATATTCAAAATTTTCTACTTTAGAGATATTGTCACGGAATAAAGCCTGCATAGTTATAGTCTTTAAAGTAGTATTTGGTTTATATGAATTTGAACTAATCTGAAATAATCTACTATAATTTTTACAGTTAGGAACAATGCCAGTCAGTGTTATAGATTCTAATGAATCGCATTCATCAAACATTCTGGTCATGGATTCTACTTTATTAGCTCTCATGAATTCAAAGTTTTTAATAGTCTTTAATTTTTTCAATCCAGCAAACAAACCAGTTATTCTTTTGCAGTTATCCATTCTAAATGTATCCATATCAATAGTTTCTATTTTATTAGTTACTATTTTATTAGTATTATTGTTTTTATAGAATGGCCCGTATATGTTTATCATAAACTCTGTATTTAATCTAAATTTAGTAAATAGATTAAATTCTCTCAGCTCTGGATATTCGCCTGCGGTAAACCATATATTTTTTACAAGATCAATAGTATTATTTGGATCTACATTAAGACCATTCCTTTGTTTAGTAGAATCATTGAAAAAATAAGGAGCAGAAGCTGCATCTGTATTATTAGTTGCTTTTGGAACTTTAACTAATGAAGTACTAGTAAATGTATTTTGTGTCACAGAATTATCCATTTCCAAATCATTGATCAATGAATAGAATCTAGGAATCCCTGTATTGTTTTGATTAGTAGATAGAGTAGCACTATTAGAAGCTACATTGATAAAGTTGCCAGTCATTTCATATCCAGCAAAGAAATATAATCCATCTAAATGATACATTCTATCAGATTCTACTATTCCTATAGATTTATCGCTATTAATATAGCATATCATAAATTTTTCAGGAAGTGCTTCGTTCGAGGCATCATTATTCCTGAACCCTGACGAGTTATTATTACAACATACTTTAATAGTGTCTACTACATTTGCTGATGGAGAATCTCCATCTAAAATTCTTAATTCAAATAACCCATTATTATATAAAAGACCTTTATCAGAGTTGTATGGTTGGATTAATTCATCTATAGTGTAGAAATGAAATTGGAAGAAATATTCTTTATCATCATTTTTTAAAAATACTTCTGTAAATCTTCCCATATTTGTAAAATCTACATTGGTAAAATAGTTGGTTTTTATATTATTCACCATTTTAGCTTTTACTTCATAAACCTTTCCACCTATTGGATCGTCAAATAAAGTTCCTTCGCTTACAGAAGCTAGCCATTCATCGGCATGATATGCAGAGCTAGAAAGAAACCATCCACCAAAACCAGATATTAAGATGCCCTTTTGCTTTGCTAATTTTGTCCAAGTCGTATACTGCTTATCTATATCCTGTATATTATGAGGATTATTTACTATAGCCATATATTGCTATCCTCCTATATTTTAAATAAAAAGAGAGTATCTCTTATATCAACGAAACATTACTTCATTGTCAAGAAACACAAAAAGGAAGGGTAGAGACAATATGCCTCTACCCATTATATTATGCTTCAGAACCATGAGCTTCATGATCAGATGTCATGTAGTCTGATCTTGTTTTTTCTTCAAATTGCAAATATTGTCTAGGACATCCACCCATAAATTCTAACAACTGATCTTCTGTTGTTACTTCTGGATAGCCATTATCTTGAACAAATTTAAGCATATCTTCAAAATTAAAATTAACTAATCTAATATTAATATTAGAAGGATATGCTCCAGGAGATATTGCATCTTTATTAGGAAGCATATCTTTAATCAGCTCAGCCTGTTTAGCAGTATCTGGTTCGGTAGGACGCCAATTAGGATCTTTTACCCTCTTAGCCCATCTAGGAAGATCTGAAAGATATTTTTTATCAGGGAATACAAAAGTAATATTTATGCTCTCTAATTTAAACGGACCTTTAGTAGATAATTTGAGCATATTTTTATAAGAGCCCATATATCTATTAACAGCACCTATTTTTGATCCTATTTTTAGATTTCTTATAGATGCTCCTTCAAACATACTTTCATACGAATAGCAATATCTCAAATATACATCTTTTGTTAATTCTAAAGTATTAATGTATGCATTAGCAAAAGTTCTTAATAATCTTCTACTACCACTAAAAGAACCTGCTACCCTATCATAGTCTTCTGCTACATCACTTTTGGTCATCAAATTACCTAGAGACTTGATTACTAATGGTTTATCATTTTTCCAGTATTCAAATATTGGATCATAATTCTCTTTATCTACATCGATATTATTATAGTATCTTTGTTTTATTTTCTTTTTTAATACAGGATCATCTATTTTATCGATATATCTATCTAGATTAAATAAACCTTCAAATGTTTTATCTGTAGTATAACTATAGTTTTCAAATGGGAAAGTTTCTAAACCTTTTACTTTTTGAGCTATACATCCTCTAAATAAACAGTTTACAAATTGACCACTACTGAAATTTTTATTAATCTTTATTTCGGAAACATCTAACTCATCTACAAATGCACCACCAAAAATTGTAGAGAAATATGTTTCATTATCATTCATACAATATCTAATAGTAATGCCTTCTAATTCAGTATTGAGTTTAGGTTTTAATTTGAAATTATTAGGAAATTCTTTTACATGATAGGTATCATTTGTTTCATTGTGATCCATATTAATACCCATAAAGATTCTTTCTAATTCTACTGATTTATATGAATCTTCACTATGGGTAAATATTCTTGATATGATTTTATTTATCTCATCTGTATTGGTGAAATTAGTTTTAAAGAATAATTCACTAAGCACATTAGCAGTTACTACTTTATCATCAAAAAATGTTTTGTATGGAGATATCGAATCATATAGTGAATTAATAGTTTTAATATCTGGAATATTATTAGAAAACCATTGAGTTAGATTAACTCTTGCTCCACTAGGAGCATCGTATCTAGTATAGTTTTTAGTAAAACCAGTAGGATATGATTTCAAAAAAGCAGTCATTTCTGTATGACCAGCTTCGAATTCTGTGCCTTGTATCGTATGAGGATTTTCTGTTTCAGCAAATAATTGCAAATCAAATAAGAATGACATAAATATCCTCCATTCTATTTCTTATTAACAAATTCAATATGTTTTAATGGAAGACCTATAATATCAGTATAGAATGTCTCCAATGTATATTCATCTCCATCATATCCATTATCAGGAGATTTGTATAGTCTATACAATTCTGTTTCTGGGAAGTTTATAAGTTTTACTTTAAATCCTTCATCTAGGCTTTCATAATCAGCTCCAGATAGAATCTGTTGCATAGAGTATAACCCATTTTCAGTGGTATCGAATCCATCAAAATCATATGCTAAATTTTCTACAGATTTAAGATTAGCATCAGTAGAAATACCAGCAGAAAATTGACTTCCTTTAATTTTAAATATTGTTCCTTCTGGGAATATAATCTTCTTAACGTGTGCATTTTCTAATAGATTACTACCACCATGCATAGGATCGTAAGAAGGATCAAATTTAGACAAGTCCCAATTAGATAAATCTAAAATATATTCTGAATCGGTTATAGTATTACTACCAACTTGGTTATATAAAAGACCATAAGAAGAATGTCCTTTAAATTTAGGAGGTTTAGAGAATTTAATAACCTTATTATCTTCTCCTAATACAGCTTTAAGATTTGCTTCTTCATAGAATCCATATGGTAACCATTGGCTGCCATGTTCTATATTAGAATAATCTATATCAAGAATACCTTTAGCATAACCATGGCATGCAAATGTGTAGTCTAAAGTTTTAATATTAGGATTTAAAACTATTCCTGTTAGATCGATATTTACATATGCTTCATAAACTAAATAATCTATATTGGCTGCATTTTCAAAATCTAAAAGATTTAATTTCAAAGGAGTTTCTGGTACGGTAGGGGTAGTAGAAGACCAAGAGCGTGCTTTACCTAATTGATAGAATGCGTAGCTTAATATAGAATCATCTCTTAATTTCATATGAGACAATGCAGTATTAAAATAATCTATATCCATAAAAGTTTTATTACGCCATTCATTGTCTAGTTTATGTGCAAGTTCACTAGTAACACCTACAGAACTATTAGTACTTAAACTAAATACACTATTCATTTCTTCTACATCTCGATCTTGTTTCCAAAAATCTTTATTTGGAGATGTAGATTCAGACATAGAGTTTATATCACCAATATCTTCAATATTTTTTACTAGCCATGCGATAAATACTACTGAAGGATCTCTTGGATCTGTATATGCATATATAATGCGGTCATTATTAGTATTGAGTAATTTAGTTTTGCTATGATTTTTTATTTTTGCAAAAGTTTGTAAATCGAATTTAAAACTCATTGTGATATTATCCTTTCTTTTAAAAAGAAACAAGCACTATAAAAAGTGCTTGTTCTTATTTATCTATTTAAATGATTTCATATTGAGTTTTATCCAAACCAGATAAGAAGAATCCATTAGGAGGGTTTTTGATCTTTAGACCTTTAAGATTCTTACAACCAGTTCCTTGATTAACACCAAACATTCCAGCATATTGTTTGCAAGATTTCATATCAATAATCCCAGTTATTTTTTTGAGATTGAAACAACCATCAAACATTCTGGAGAAATCTTCTACTCCGCTTGTATCCCAATCGGAGATATCTATTTCTTCTAAAGAAGAACAGTCTGCAAACATAGTGTTTATGTCTACCGTTTTGGAGTTAACTAAGTTTTTAATACCTTTAAGTTCTTTAAGATTTTTACAACCATAGAACATATTTTTCATATTTTTAATTTCTAGATTAGAAAAATCCCATACGGTTAGATTTAGTTTAGTAACTATTTCTAAACCAGCGAATGTATTAATAAACGCATTTTTATCACTAATATATTTGATATTGATTTTGGATATAACAGAATCGACTGCTTGATTACTGAATAATTTACAGTCACTAAATAGCCCATTTAAAGAAGATGCATAAATTGTATTATCAAATACTTTTCTTTTATCATCTGGTAAATCTTCTATTTTAGTTACTTTAGAAAGATCTTTAATATTATTTTTAAACCATAAGCTCATATTAGCGAGTTCTGGCAAACCAGATTTGTCTTCCATATATATAAGAGTTAGATCTTTAGTAAGATTTGTTATATATCTAGGATTTGTAGATTTCATAATATCTTTCCCTCACTATGCTTTATATTTAGAAGTGGTCTTTAGCAACTCAATAGCAGATTCTTTAGTATAGCCATTGTTTACTAAATAATCAATATCATTTTGTTCATAATCCATACCATTAGGTGCTACCATAGTTGGATCATATGGTTTAGTATATTTATCAACCGTGCTTAAAAGATTAATAGCTGCTTCTTTTGTATAACCAACTTTAACAAGATAATTGATATCATTTTTAGCATAAGGTCTACCATTAGGACCAGTTTCTTCAGATTGCATTTCTCTATCTTCTAATACAGATTTAGTAAATCCGTGAGCTCTAAAATAGTTTGCTTTGCCACGAAGAATATCTCCACCTCTGTGACCAGTTTCATCATATGGATTGTAAATAGGAGATTCTGCAGTTCCTAAATATTCTAAATCCCATCTTTCGACGTTAGATTTAGGACCATATGTATTATTAGGATAACCACTATAATCTGGATAATAAATATCTAATCCATCTTCATTATCAGCAGCCTCACCATGAGTTAATACATGATATTTATCAATAGAAAGATCTAAGGCATCTGATAATACACAGATCACTTTAGCCATTCCATCAATTTGTTTTTTAGTAGGAGGATAGTCTCCTAAATCTTCTGGTGTGGCATTATGTGCACAGTTCATAGTAATACCAATAGCACCAGAGTTTCTATAGTATGTATGATCTAGAGTTTCGGATAGATCGTCATCCGATAAATATAATCCACCATCAGCATTGATAGAGATATTATAATCTCTGAAGTTGGTATAATATCCACCAGCAGTCCAGTGTAGGTAGAGTTTTACATCTCTACCTCTACTTTCTGCCAAATCCCATAAATCTGCCTTTGCAGCTTTAGCTAAGTTATAAATTTCTTTATATGTAGTAGTACCAGCCAAAATATAACCTCCGATTTATTTAAAATTCTATATAGACTACGTTATTCCCACCAACACCATCTTCTTTATAGAAGAATAGTTTTTTGAGAATCTTATTGTATACTAATGTTTTAGGAGCTAGTCGGTCTTTGATATTTCCGACTTCAACCCATTTAGCATTTTTATATTCCAATACTTTACCACTTTGGAAATCATAAAGAGGTTCTTTAGGAATCTTTCCACTAACCATATTATCTTGAATATATTTTTTATCCATTGCAGTTAAGTATCCACATAAAATATGGAATTCATCATTTGGATATGCTTTACCCTTTGCTTTATCAAGTTTAATAACTTGACCATCAGTAGCATTTTTAAATATACTTGTTTGGAACAAATCCATTTCTGTATAAGTTCCAGGATAATTGTAAAAGAAGAATTTTTTAGTATCTTTATTATATAAGAAAATACGATTAGATAGATAAGAATCTATTGTTCCTTCTTCTTTCCAAGCGTTAGTAATATAATCATAAGTGTAGTGTTTATTAGTACTTAGATCATAAATATCATCATTGTCTAAGATACCTTTTTGAGAAATTAATTTAAAGGAAGCAGTAGTGTTTCTAACAAGTATACCAATAGGTGTTGGATTATTGATTATCTTTAAAAGACTATTTACTACTTCTTTAGTATAACTTCCTGTATATACATTAAATTCAAAATCAAATCCAGCATAACTTCCTATATTATCTTTATTAGGATCAAATAATGTAGTTTGAAGTTTGAATAAGGTTCCTTTTTTACTAGCTTTAATTCTAGCATATAATTTAGTATTAGGAGCAGAGTTAGGATCTAAAATATCTAAAGTATGATCAGACAAAATTTCTTGTGTATCATTACCTAAATCATATACTAGAGCAAATGATACAATATTATTTGTAGAATCATTTCTAGGGCCTCTGATAAATGATAAGGTATGTTGAACACCATTATCATCAGTATAGAATCCTAATAAAATCCCGACCATTGCAGATGTATTATCTACACTAACTTCATATTCTAAATCAAAGTCAGAATAAATTGCTTTAGGATCTTTGAACCCACCAATTATTACAGTCTTTGAATTGCAAGTTATAATACCTTGATTATCTATACTCCAAGCACCATTTTTATTAGTGTAATTTGTATAAGGAATACCAGCAAGATTTTGTCCATCTTGAAGGTTATTATCATAATGGGTATTATCTATAGTAGGAATAGCTGTCTTGTTATAATGAGCATATCCTTCCCATGTATCTCTAATAGTATCTATTAGATTAGGCTTTGACTTTTTCATAGATTGTAGATCTTCATTATTATCTACTACCCTAAGACCTAACCATTCATCATGGGGATATAACTTCTTATCCTTTTTATTAATTTTAACAACTTGACCTTGTTGCCCATTTAACCAAAGATTGGAAAATGGATCATTATTTTCTAAGATGAGAATTCTCTTATCAAGCTCTTCTATATCATCTCTATTCTTCATTATTTTATTATGATTATCAACAATCTCAGATTGAAGTGTTTTAAATAATAACTGTAATGAAGGAGATATCTCATCCCAGGTAATTGTATATTCTGAGTTAAACACGGGTAATTACCTCCAGTTGACAACTTAGTAATCGATTACTTAATATGTCAAACAGTACTAAATAAGGGGGAAATAGCGATATGCCCTTCAACAATGAAGATAAGATTAGCTATCAAGAACTTGCTCCTAGTCTAAAAGAATTATTAGAAAAAATAGACAAGGAAGTTAAAGGTAGACAATCTGAATATATAAAAGGTAACTCTGATCTTATAAAGAATCTTCAAGGTAGAGCTACTAAATTAGAAAAGAATGATAAACTAAATTCTTTATATGAATTAACTGATAATGATGACGGATTTTCTGCATCTGGGCAGGTTTTAAAAATAAATCCTGAAGAGAAGAAACTCTATCAGCATGATGAGTTTTTACCTAAGCGTATTGTATCAGACCAATATGAAAAAGAAGATGAAATGGGTAAAATTCCTGATACTATGGAAAAGATCTTTACTACATGGAAAAGATATGCCCATTTTGATAGATTCTCTACAATGCTATTAGATAAAACTAACTATGGTTTACCAGGAGAATATCCAGAAGGACAAAATTTAGACCATCCTGCTTATAAAGTATATACCGATCCTAATCAAACTGGTTGGAGATTTAATAAAGAAACTAACTTTATTGAGGCTACTGAAGATGGTGTAGCCACAGCAGGTTTTATATCTCCAACACCAGACTATGCAAACTATTACCTTAAGACAATGGTTGATACAGGTTGGGATGATGATAATCTCATGATTGTTATTGGTTATATGGTAGATGATGCTGGCAAAGAACACACTCTATCTTTAGTTAGAGGTGCAGGCACATTCCCTCAAACATATGAACAACATGACGATGTTTTAAATGGTAAATTAGATGAGATATCATCATTCATCTATAATGGCAAAAAATTATATAAAAGAACCCTATATAATATCCCAGCAAGAGTATTACCTAAGAATGATGGAGATAATTTCATTATAGGAAATCCTACTTTCACATATCCTAGAGATAGATTTAGAACAGCATTCAATTCTATTGATAGTTGGAATCATGATATTACTAGACAAGAATCATATCTAACCGGAGATGCTTGGCTAACCTATCGACGTGATCAAGTATTTCCAAAATCAACTCCTTATTATGGAGCAGTATTTGACTGCAACTTCTGGTGGGGTCTTATATATGATATGGGCAATGATACTCAGTTCATTATAACAGATTTATCAGACGAGGTAGGGCCTTGCCCATTTCCTACTAATTGGCGTCCAGACCGTCCAGACAATGAATGTAATACTATAGCATATATCTCAGCACAAAGAGATGGAAACTATTTTAAATTTACAACAACTGGATGGTCTGAGGATGGATCTGCTGATACTATTCTACCACAAGGAACATTTTAATTTTCCTGCCCAAATGAAAAGCCAGCTACATGGTCTGATGAAATGTATGAGAATATTCAAAAAATGTGTTTAGAACCATCTCATATTGGGTTTGGCTGCAGATCTGGTTTGCCTAGATTCACTATTATAGAACAACAAGGCATCTTCAAAGATGAAAATATTTATTCATTATATGAAGACAAAGAATATAAATTCAATGCCAGAACAATGGGATGGGATTCTATAGGAAAGGTTTCTGAAAATAAAAACTTCTCTAAGAAAATCTTTTTATACAATCCTAGATTGAAAACTTTGTATTGGTATAATGATATATTTGATTATACTAAAGTATCCATGCATCCAGAATTAAAAGAATATACTTCACAAGGTAAAGATGGACAGCTATTAAAATATGATGGCAGAATTAATAATCTAAAGTATGATGATGAGTTCCATGTTTGTGGAGTAGTAAATACAGATGAGGATTTTGAGACTATTAAAAATATTAGATTCTCATTAAAAAATGTATTTGATAATTGGGATCGTATAAGTGGTCGCTGGGATGATGAAATTCCTACTACTTATAAATGGCAAAACTTAAATACCGAGGGACAAGTTGCTGCAAGAAATGCATACAGATTTGATGAAGCATCCCAAATGATCATTAATAGTAGAAACAGTTATGAAACATCTGCTTTCTTATCAAAAGAATATTATAATGGATTTAAAATTAGATTAGGTCTTAACGGCTATGATGACGATGATGACCCTATCTTTATGATAGTAGGTTTCATGACAGATGATAAAGGAATCCAACATGATATTTCTGTTGTAAGATGTGGTGGTGCAGGTCCTGATAGACAACATGAATCTGGTCCTTTGTTCTTGATGTATGATGCCATGGCATATCTATGTACTAGAGAAGGACAGATGACCCCTAATAATATTGCTGATCATAATTCTCCTAATTACAAAATGCTTATTTTAAAAGGTCTTGAATATAGTGATGATCTTAGAAGAATGAATTGGGAAGATGGAGAAGTTCAACTAGAAATAGTTAGAGGTAAAACATCTGAAGGGGTTCCATTTATAGAAGCTAGATCATGTAATCCTGGAGGTTCTATAGATTATAGCAATAGCAATACTTACTTTAGATATGAATTACCAAACGCTATTCCAGAATATTGGAGTGCAGCACAATATCTCAATGTAAGAAATATGCTTACTGCAGAATCTAAGGTTGGTTTTGGTACTCAATCAAACCCATGTAAATTTAGGATTATATCTCAAGAAGGATTTATTCAAGATGATAAAATATACCATCTTGAACGTAATAGAGTTTATATCAGAAATAATAATGATTCTAGTTGGAGAGAAAGTGGTAGAATACCAGAACATATGATGTCTAAGGTTCTTATGTATAATAAGAAGACTAAAAAGTTATTCTGGTATAATAAAGAATCTGAAGATAAAACTACTACCGAATATATTCAATTGCAATCTAAGTCTGCTGTAAACCCACAAAATGGCGATTATGATATGAATGCAACATTTATTGTTGGTACATTCTATGATCAAGATATTGATGCATCTATAAAAGTTCCAACAACTGTAGAGCAAGTATTATCTGCTACAATCAAGATTCCAGAATAACAAAACTAGAGAGTAAGGGATTAATTCCCTTACTCTATTATTTTTCATTATATGGATATGTAATCATTATAGGGTCTGTAATATAAATACCTCTTTGATCTGTTGTATTCTTTTGAAGCAAAATATAAGTCTTATTATTTTTATGCTCAAAAGTTCTTAACTCTATAAGATCATTATCAGGATTATAATTAGATCCTATCGGCATTGTATCTACTTCTTTTAACTTATTATGAGAGTATCTTTTATTAAAGATTGTTTTATCCTCATATTCTGATTTATAATTTGTATTAGGATCATCAACCCCTATAGCTAAGTGTGAACTATTTTTATTAGTTCCTTTAGCAGCAGCTAATTCATTCATTTCTTGATATCCAATACAATAATTATTCCCCATTTTATTAGTATCATTCTCTATTATTGGTGGAAGATTTAAATCGAAATGATCTTTAAAAGATGCCATGATATCACCTCCTTGAAAATTACTTTAATGTGGTGAATGATTATATACTATATTTTTGAGTAGTCATTATTAAAAATAAAGGAGGAATCAAATAATGGAAGAAAATGGATTCTACACAGAACCAGATACTGAGTATTTAAGCAGATTGGAATACAGTGGAATTTTGATACCAGACGTTGTAAATGGTATAGCAAGAGTATCTGTGAAACCAATTAATTTAAAACCTAATGGGTCTATTGAGTGTGTAATAGAATATCTTCCAAAGCACAGAAATGTTCAAGAAGAGGATTGATCCCCTTCTTGAGATATATGTAAAAGGACAATCGTAAAATGTAATACTAACACTCATTCTTTAGAAAATAAAATAAACAGTATTATTGTAATTGAAGAGAGGTAAGAAAAGATTTACAGTAATTTAAGTTTATTTTAATTTCAAGTCTATATTATATCGTAAATGTAGGTTTGTTGTCATTATTGAGAGAGTCTATGTCAAAACAATACGGTCTATTTTATATGGACGAAAATGTATGACATTTTAAGATTAATAATCCTTTATTGTATAGTTAGCTCTAATTAAAGGGATAGTGGTGCAATGAGAAGAAATAAAAATTTAGTAAATATGATTAAGCATGTTTCCGAATATAGTAATGAGAGAAAATATAAAGCTAATATAGAATTGGGCCAATTTATGTATGATGCAAATAAACACAATAAAAATTTATTGAGAGTAAAAAATAATAAAAAGATAAAACTTGATCCTATTAAACCTATCAAAAATCATGATGAGAAATATAGTTCCCTTATAGGGTTTCTAGAAAGCAAACCAAGAATACGAAGGAATATGAAACTTATAGTATCTGGTATATTGATTTTGATTATTGGAGCAGGAGCTTATGCTGTATTAAATATTAGTAAAAATGGAATAGAAGGATCCCATATAGGTCATTCATCTGTTAGAGAGTATCTACAAGCATATGAAGATATGAGACCAGACGAAAAAGATATGGAAGAAAGAATGATGATCCTTGATAAATCTGGAGATAGTATATTTACTGTTAGCAAAGGTCCTAAACCATTTAGAACTATAGGAAAATTTAATTCAGAAGATGGAGAAGATACTATTCTTCTAATCAATATTGATAAAGAAACTAAAAAAGATGATGGTGGTTTAAATATAGATCAAAGAAAAGTTGGTATTCTTATGCATAAAGATAATGATGGGAATATAACTTTTAAAATGGCAGAAGTAGCCCCATCCATTCCAGTACTATTTAACTATAAACAGCAAGCTGTTAGTATCTCCCCTGGAGATTATAAGACTACTCTTAAATCTAATGATGTAGCAGGTGATCATAAGCCTCTTATCAAAGCAGCACTTTATAGTGCTCATAAACTAAATCTAATTGATATAGATGAAACTTACTTTAGTATCATCTAGAAAGGACTACTATTATGAAAAAAGACTATACTATTGAAGAGATTGTGGATAAGATTAAAAATCATATTGAAGAGCATTTTATTCCAGAATCTAGAACTACTGATGCTAAGTTAACTATGTTTCAAGATGCTTTAGCATATGATCATACTTCTATACAAAAAAATATAAAAGAATTTGGTTCTCTTGATAAAGCTGATAAAACAATATTCTTCAAAACCTACCCTGATAAAGATTTTATTGATCTTAACAGAGAAGGATTTAAAGAATCACTAATAAGAGATGACTCAGAGTTTGGTCTTATTAGTGAAGTAGATAATGAAACGAAAGAAGTCAATGTTAAAGAAGATTTTGATATTATAACAAAAGCAGTTGGTAATGGCATTGGTACTATTAGAACTTATAAAGATAATCTTAAAAGAATTAAAGATACTAGATATCTATTAAATCAAGATGGTATTATGAGTGAAAGATTATGCAGATTATCTATGCTTATGAAAAGAAATGAAATGCTATGTGTTAGATTAACAGCATTAAATGTCTTTAAAAAGCATGGATTTAGTAATCTAACAGAAGAACTATTGAAACAATATCCTGCTGAAGATGCTGATCCATTTAATATTGATTTCGTATTCTTCCTTATAATGGATATGGCTTATAGCAATTTTGACTCTTTAAAAATAGCTGAAACTTTAGAAATTATAAAGATCAGATATCAAAATAAAAAGAAAGAGTTCGAACAGTTTAAGAAATCTGTATATGAATTTGTTATTGGAAAGAATGATCCTTTATTTGTTAATATGCAAGAGTATTTAGATACTGTTATAGAATATTATACTGATCAAATGTGTAAACTCACATATGATATGATTAATGATAATCTAGAAGTATTTGATTATGCTAACTACCCTATTCAAGAATCTCATGAGCACCATCATCATGATGGATGTGATTGTGGTTGTGATCATCATTAAAAAAAATAATAGAGTAAGGGAGTTAATCCCTTACTCTTTTTTTTTGTGTTAAAATCATTAGCACAAATGGATCAAATATACCTCCTCAATGATATATTTGATCATTAGTAAATAAGCTATAATTATATACTATAATTATGATAAGAAGCTCGGAAAGGAGAGTAATCCTTATGATTGATTTACTAATCAATATAATTAGCCAAGTAATCGCTGGTTTGATATTATATTTTATTATAAAATTAATTAATAAGGATTTCTA